GGTGCTGTAACTCGTGGTATGATTGATATCATCGGTAGAAGTGCTAATGGTCAGATGGGCATACGTAAAGATGCACTAGACGTAACTAATGCACGTAAGTTTGAACAAGGTGCTGACTACAAGTTCAACTCTAATGTAGACCCTAGACAAGCTTTCCATATGGAAACTTATCCTGAGATTCCTGGTAGTGCACTTAACATGTTAACTCTTCAGAATAACGAAGCTGAGTCTCTAACTGGTGTTAAAGCATTTAGCTCTGGTATTACAGGTCAGGCGTTAGGTACAACAGCAACAGGTATCAGATCCGCATTAGATGCTACTTCTAAGCGTGAACTAGGTATCTTAAGACGATTAGCTAATGGTATCAATCAGATTGGTAGAAAAGTTATCTCAATGAATGCTGAGTTCTTATCAGACCAAGAGATTATCCGAGTAACTAACGAAGAGTTCGTAGCTATCAATCGTGAAGACTTAGGTGGTATGTATGATATCAAACTAAACATCTCTACTGCTGAAGCTGATAATGAGAAAGCTCAAGAGCTATCATTCATGCTACAGACTATGGGTAACAATATGGATCCTGCTATGTCACAGATGATTTTATCTGACATTGCTAGACTACGTAAGATGCCAGAGTTATCTAAACGAATTAAAGAATACCAGCCACAACCTAATCCGATGGCTGAACAGAAAGCGCAACTTGAAATGCAACTACTACAGGCACAGATAGCTAATGAACAAGCTAAGGCTGCTGAGAATACTATAGATGTTGAATACAAGAAAGCTAAGACTGCTACTGAGATGGCTAAGAATAGAAATCTTAATAGTAAGTCTGACTTGGAAGACCTTAACTTCGTGGAACAAGAGTCTGGCGTTAATCGTCAGCATGAGGAAAACATGAAGAAGGTCGACCAAGATCACGGGATGGATAATAAATTTGCAGATGCAATTATTAATGATCCTGTGTTAAACGGAGGGTAATGTTGAAAAACCGTGATATAATCACGAAAAAGTAACTTTACTTGTTTTAATCTCAATATGAGGACACACGATGAACAGTGAACAACAGTTAGAACAGTTAGAAAAGAATATGGTTGAAGCCAAAAAATTTATGGATGTTAGAGGCAGTTACCGTAAATTAGTAAAAAACAGAGAATTCAAAAAAGTAATTTTAGACTATTACTTTAATGAGGAAGCTGCGAGACTAGTTACAGCTAAGAGTTCCGGCTTAGATGATAAGCAGGAGAAGATGGTCGATAACATGATGTATGGTATCGGTGCTTTACAGAACTTCTTTGAAAGTGTTGAAATGCGTGGTATGCAAGCAGAGCAAGCTTATAAAGAAGATGAAGACTCTAAAACTGACATTATTGCGGAGGGTTTAATATAATGGCACTAGATAACGCACTAGGGATGACAGATGAGGAATTCCTAAAACAAGATTTAAGTATGCTTGAGGATGAATTAGATGCTCAAGAAACTGACCAGATTGATGAACCTGAAGAAGAGCAAACTTCCGAAGGGAATTTGAGTGAGGATGCCACTCAAGAAATTGAAGCATCCGAAAGTAACACCGATGAAGCTGAAGAAGATGAAACAGATGACGAAGTAGCTGACCCTTTTGAGGATACTCAAGAGAAGGACGAAAAGCCAAATGATGATACAGATCCAGAGTCTCAGGATACAGATGTAACTACGAATGAAGATGTCTCAGACACAGATGGGGATACCCAAGAAACTGCTGGCATTGATTTCGAGGGTGCATATAGAAGGATTATGGCACCTTTTAAAGCTAGCAAACGAATGATGCAAATCGATAATATCGATGATGCAGTCAAACTGATGCAAATGGGCGCTGACTATTCATCTAAGATGAAGTCTATCAAACCTAATCTTAAGATAGTTAGCATGTTAGAAAAAGAAGGGTTACTTGACACAAGTAAGTTAAATAACCTAATTGATCTATCAAAGAAAAACCCACAAGCAATTGCTAAGCTGATAAAAGAAAGCGGCATTGACCCTCTAGATATAGATACGGACGAAGAAGTTGACTATAAGCCGACTAACTATTCGGTAACTGACAAAGAGTTTGGTGTGAACCAGGCATTAGATGATATTAAAGATAGTCCATCTTTTGATAGAACATTAAATGTTTTAGCTAAAGAATGGGATAGCGAAAGTAAGAAACTTATATCTGAAAATCCTGAAATCATTCCAATTATCAATGATCACGTTTATAACGGGGTTTACGATAAGATTCAGTCTATTATGGACTCGGAGCGTGCACTAGGTAGATTAAAAGTACCTGATGTAGTTGCTTACAGACAAGTAGCTGAGTACTTACAAAGTCAGGGTGGAATAGTTAATCAGGGACACGATATGCAACAACATCCTGCATCTGTACCACAGACTAAAGCAAATGAAGTGGATACTGCAAAGCTTAAACAGAAACGTAAAGCAGCAGCATCTACAAAGAAGACTGCTAGCAAGAATACTTCAGCTGAGCCAGATTATCTTAAGATGACTGACGAAGATTTTATGAAGATGGCGGCTAGTGGTTAATTTTAAGAAGCTTTATAGGAGAATATAATGGCTCAAATTTACGGTAACAAAGCGGGTACAACCTCGACTATCGGTGCACAGGCGCGCATTGATTTTTATAACAAAAAAGCGCTAATTGCAGTACGCGATAAGCAGTACTTTATGCCTTTAGCAGATGTAATGGCTATGCCTAAGCATCATGGTAAGACTATCAAGCAGGACGTATACATTCCATTGCTAGATGATCGTAACATAAACGACCAAGGTATTGACGCTTCAGGCGTTACTTTGGACTCAACTAAGTGGTCTGGTTGGACTAAAGTTGGTGTATTGACAGGTTCTACATATGCATCAGAATCAGCAGCTAATACAGGTGCAGGCGCTGGTGGTTATGTTAAACAAAACTATGGTAACCTTTATGGTTCTGCTAAAGACGTTGGTGTTATTGCTGACCGTCTTCCAGCATTGACTGAGAACGGTGGCCGTGTTAACCGCGTTGGTTTTACACGTCAACAAATCACTGGTTCTTTAGTTAAGCAAGGTTTCTTCACTGAGTACACTCAAGAGTCTCTAGACTTTGATTCAGACTCAGAGTTGATGTCACACATTACTACTGAAATGGTACAAGGTGCGACTGAGCTTACTGAAGCTGCGTTACAAGTAGACTTACTTAACAGTGCATCTACTACTGGTACTAAGTACTTCATGGGTGGTACTACTAAAGTTACTACTTCAGGTGCTGCTGGTTACTCTGACCTTATGAACTTGTCTATCGCTTTAGATAACAACAAGACTCCTAAGCAGACTAAGATCATTTCAGGTTCACGTATGACAGATACTAAGACTGTTAATGGTGGCCGTGTAATGTACATTGGCCCGGACTTAATTCCATTAGTTCGTAAGATGAAAGGTATCGATCCAACTTCAGCTGTAGGTTCAGGTTTTACTTCTGTAGAGAAGTATGCTGATGCATCTACTATCATCAATGGTGAAATTGGTTCTGTAGACCAGTTCCGTATCGTTGTTGTTCCTGAGATGTTATATGATGCTGGTGCAGGTGCTGCTGTTGCAGACATCTACCCTATGCTTGTTGTAGGTGATGGTGCATTTACTACTATTGGTTTCCAAACTGATGGTAAGACTGTGAAGTTCACTACTACGCATAAGAAGCCAGGTAAAGATATTGCAGACCTTAACGATCCGTACGGTGAGAAAGGTTTCTACTCTATCAAATGGTACTATGGCTTCATGGCATTACGCCCTGAACGTCTAGGTATCATCTGGACTAAAGCTGCTTAATTAGAGCTTTAACCTTGGTAGCCCATTTCGGTGGGCTATCTCACTAATTTCCCGGGAGGAAACTATGAACATGAACGAAATGACATCTAAACAGATAAGCGATAAGCTAGCCGAACACGGTATTAAGATGCACTTTAATTCAAAAAGAACAAAGCTTGAGGAAGCTTTAAATAATTTAACAAGTAATAATGAGGATAATATTATGGAAGCAGTAGTACAAGATACAGGGGTAACAATTTTAACAGATGATATGATTGATGACTTTTCAGTCAATGGTGTAGAACTAGAAGGTTTACGTGAGCAAGATGCTATGAAACTAATTAGAGTAGTTGTGCGACCTAATGACCCACTTAAGTTAGAATCTACAGGTGATGTATTCACTGTAGGTAGTGATACTATTAATCGTGGTAGAGCTATCAAGAAATTCGTACCGTACAACAATGAAGAAGGTTGGCATGTACCTAATGCAATTCTTGAGAATATCAAGGCTGCTGAGTGTCAAATCTTTAAGAAAGTAACACGTAATGGCCAGGATAGTATGGAAGCAGTTAAGATTAAAGCTTACAATGTTGAGGAACTACCGGCACTGACACAGGCAGAACTAACTAAGTTAGGTCAGCGTCAGAAGTCTACTGGCACAATAGGATAAGAATAATATGGCAAATATTGACGTTTCACAATTAACATCAGCAGCTACCGTAGCCGGACTAAGCGTAGATAAGAACGGAGTAGTCACAGGCTCAGGTGTATTTGATAATCTGATGGAAGCTGTAAACGTCCATTTAGATGCCCAATATAACTCTGGTAGGGTAACTGGTAAGGAATATGCTACCGTATATTTAGGTGCCTTACAAAGTACTATTCAACAGTCTATAACATTTATGCTTGGAGAACAAGCAGCAGATAAACAGGCTGAACTACTCGCAAAACAAGTAGCAACCGAAGATAAAAAAGCTGCTGATGTAGCGTCAACTACAACAGTTAGAAATGCACAGTCTACTAATGACACTGCACTTAAAACAGCACAGACTAATGTTGCTACTAATCAAGCTGCATCAGAACTTAAGAAAGCTTTAAATATAGCAGAAGATACTACAGTTAAAACTGCGCAAGCAGCGTTAATAGTTAAACAGACACTAACTGAAGTTAACAAAGCTACAGATGTTGGGTCATCTACTTCTGTTAGAAACGTACAGTCAACTAAAGATAGTTTAATTAAGGATGCTCAAGTAGCTAAGTTAGGTGCTGAGAAGAAAGTACTTAATCAAAAAGAAGTGACAGAATACTCTCAAACTGAGAAGACTACTGTTGGTACACCTGCTTCTGATAACTCTATCTTAGGTAGACAATCTACGTTATATGAAGAACAAGCAAAAGGCTTCAAGTGGAATGCTGACCAGAAGTATCTTAAAACTATTATGGATGGTTGGGCTGTAAACATAGCCTCTGCTGATGGTACAGGTGCGGGTGTTACTGCGATTAATACAACGACAACAGGATCAAATGACTTAAATGTACTAATTGATGGCGCTAAGCCTGCGTAAGTAAAACAGTAGAATGGGCAGTATATTAAAAGCCATAATTGGTGCTGTAGTAGACATCATAAGTGCTGTAATAGACCTTGTTGTTGATATTATAGAATTTGCTTTTGATTTAATTGAAACGTTTATTGATTTTCTAGTCGATATTATTGAAGCCATTGTAGATGCTATTGCAGGTTTATTAGGTTTCGGTGATCAGATAGTTGAACAGTTTGATGTTCACAACCAACCTTTATTTGATGACCCTGACAAAAATGTCATGGCTGAAATAATTGTTGACTCTGTCCTTAAAGAAGAAGATATAGCAGCTAACATTTTATATGCTGAAGCTTTTCAAAGCGGTAAACAAAATATAAAAAGATTTGCTAGCTATATTGACGATGATAAATACTTTGAAGGATTTGCAACGGTAGAGGCCAATATTTCTCATGTTGACCACGCTGCAATAGTAAATACAATATCTACTATTAATGGTACACCATGTAGTATTGAGAGAGCCAGACTAGGTCTTTTAATTGTAGATAACTGGGCTAAATACTGGTTACAAGAAAATAGAGGCTACTCTGTTGAATCTAATCTTGTCACTGTTAATGGTGTAACTGGTGCGTTTAGTGATGCATTGTATGTTGACTTTACAGATACATATAGAGCAATACTAGTTGGCCCTAGTATAGATACACAAGTATCTGTGAGTGCTGTTGCTGTTGGCCCTGGTATAGAATATGCATTAGATATTAATGAACATATATTCACATCTACAACTGATGATAATCTAACAGGAACTGCAAACAAAGAGTTAACACTATCACCTACGTTTAAATACACACTACCTGATGTTATACCTACTAAACCTACAGGCGTATGTTATACCGTGGAGTACTACAAAGACAGTGATCCGTTAAACACACTTTTATTTGTGTATAAACAAGGCGAAGGTACGTATTACGATTTAGATAACTCAACACTAGACTTTGATGCTTCATCAGAAGATGAAGTTAAAATTCTTCCTGCAATACCTTTACGCATAGATAACACAAACTTTAATGCTACTGAGACTGCCAAAACAGTCCAGGTACGTGAGTTAGTTGAGAAGTTAGGTTTAGACGCAGATATCTTAATTAAGAATATCATGGAGGATGTTGCTGATTCTGGTATTGATGATTATGAGAATAAAGTAGACCATGTATTTTTAAACTTTGGTATGCGTTTATGGGATACATCACAAAGTGGATTAACATACCTATATAGGATGTTCTCACTGTTGCAGGTTGCACAGGCATCTACAGAGGCTATATATTTATCTACCCCAGATGCAGATGAAAAGCCTTATAACAACTTAGTAATTACAGCAACTGATTATAAAAGTGTATTTAAGTTTGCATATGTAAAGTTCAATCACTATACGTTAGCTGAAGTAGATGCTGATAGTAACAGTGTTATAAATGGTGTCTATTATTCTGACCTATCTAAGTTTAATTATGATGCAAGTACTACTACGTATTCAATACGTAAAACTTATTATGTGTCTTCAAGACAATCAGAATATAACGTAGGATACATAGCTACAGATATAGCTGAAGTTAATCAGTTTATTGCAGGTACTTTGTCTAGACAGTCTTCATACTTAGAAACAGTTAAGGATTACTTACAAGTAACTAGACGTTTAAATTATTCAGGTAGTTTAAAAGATGCAGCTTCTAATGTAATAACAGATGGAGCTCTTAAACCTAGTCTAGTGTATAAAGTAGATGGTTCAGGATTACAGTTAGTTTTACGTATAGGTGAAAACGTAACTAGTCACCAGGAAATTACATACTATCAATGTGTAGAAAATGGACTCAATAGCTTAACTGTAAAAGCACCTATCGGGGCTTTACGAGTAGTAGATGGAGCAACAGATAAGTTTAAGATGGTTAAGAGTAATCTTGCAGATGAAGATGCTTTGATGATTCCACTATCTTATGACTTGATTAAAGATTTACCGAACAGAGATGTAACTAATATGATTTTAGCCAGTGCTCACGTATCTATATACGTTGCACACTATGAGGTTATATCAGTACCTTTCTGGCTCAAGCTATTACAAGTAGTTTTGATTGTACTAGCTGTAATGTCTTTAATGACAGGTAATCTTACCCTTGCAGATAGCTTGTTAGCTATGGCTAAATATGTAGTTAAGCAGATGATAATTAAAGCAATCATTGTATATATAGCTAAAGAGATCAGTCCTGAGTTAGCCATGATTGTAGCAATCATGTTTGGTATTTACAACTTCAACCAGCTAAGTGGTACAGCTGGATTTTCTGATATAGCCCAAATATTTGGAGAAACTGCAGATTTAATTGGTAATGTTATCGGTGAGTATGTTGAAGGTGAGAACCACTTATTACAGAATACATACGAAGATATTCTTAAACAGTTTGAAGATTCAATGAACTATCTGAAAACATTAAGACAAGAAATGG